AATGGTCAAAGGATTTTGTTAATGTTACAAAGAAACATTTAGGATATGCTGAGGTTAATGATTACACAGATGCAAATCAAACGTTAATTAAAACGTTTACTGATAGATATATGATTACTTTCACACAAGAACAAGCTGGATTTAAAACGGAAGTAAAAGAAACTATACTTGAGGTTGAAATGAAACCAATAACTTATAACATAGCTAATAAGTTAAAGAAAGAAAAGCTATTCGAGGGAAGTTTTGATTTAATATTAGCAGATACTGCTGTTAAATTAATGAATAAACTGCATCAAATCTATTCGGGAACTGTTATTTTAGAGAGTGGTACTGGAATTATTATCGATAATTCAAAGTTAATATTTATAAATGAAAGATTTAAAGATAATAAGATTGCAATATTCTATAAATTTCAGCAGGAACTTGAAATGATTAAAGACTTTTATGGCAATAGTATTTGCTTTGACTTAGATACTTTTGATAGCACTGATAAAAATATAGCTTGTCAATTAACATCATTTAGAGAGGGAGTTTCTTTAAAAAATGCAGATTATTTAGTTTATTTAAATATTGATTATAGTGCAATTACTTATTTACAAAGTAAGGATAGAATGACTACTATTGATAGAGTTGAAAATAAAGTATTTTATATTTTTGCGAAAGGTGGAATTGAGAATTATATTTATAGAAATTTACAAAAAAAGAAAAATTATACAATGAATTATTTTAAAAAAGACTTTTATATTAAATAATATTGTATATTTGTATTTCGGAGTGGACGCCGTAATAAAAACATTTAAAAATTCCTACAATGATAAAGACGTCCACCTTTTGATTTGTAGGTTTTTATTTATATGGAAGTTTGGAAAACAATTAAAGAATTTGAAAAATATGAGGTTTCTAATTATGGTAATATTAGAAATAAAATTAAAAATACATTATTAAAAATAAGCATTACTCCTGACGGTTATCAATATTTAAACTTAACTAAAAATAAAAAACAATATACATTTAGAGTTCATAGAATAGTAGCTATTGCATTTATAGAAAATATATATAATAAACCTACTGTAAATCATATTAATGGAATTAAGACTAATAATATAGTAAAAAACTTAGAGTGGGCAACTAGAAAAGAACAAAGTCAACATTGTTTAAAATTAGGTTTATATAATTGTTTTAAAAGAAAAGTAGTTTGTATAAAAACAGGACATACATTTGAAAGTGCTGTATTAGCTGCGAAATATTTTAATATTAATAAAATAACTTTAACTGCTAAACTAAACGGAAATAGAAATAATAATACATCATTACGCTATGCTTGAATCAGCTATTCAAACTAAAATTAAGAATAAGTTAAAAGCAGATGGTTGGGAAGTTATAAAGTTAATACGTACATCAATGGTGGGTATTCCTGATTTAATGGCTTTAAAAGATGGTAGAGTTAAATTCATTGAGGTTAAGCAAAAGACTGGCATATTAGATGAAATTCAAAAGCTAAGAATTAAACAATTAAAAGCGAAAGGTTTTGAAGTTTTAATATGGTCAGACTTTGAAACAGATTTTTAAAACGTTAATTTTATGTTAATAATTATTTTTAATCGAATATTATAATTATTTTTGACAAACAAATAAAAAGAAATATTATGTGCGATCACGAATTAGAAGAGTTAGATAACGAGTGCGGATATTGCGGTGAACTTTGTGAGAAAACATACTGCGATAAAAACTGTAAAAAAGCTTATGAATCAGAAAACTAAAGCTCGTGCAGGTTCTAAGATTTACAAAGGAATAGAAATTCCTGAGAAATGTATTATTTATGTTTCTCAGTTAAATCGAGAGTTTAGAATAGTTTGCCAAAATGATTTTATAATACAATTTTTGGATACAGGAGAATATAAAACAATAACTAAGGAACAAATAAAACAAATAATAAAATGACAATAAAAGAAATAAAAAAACATTTAGAAATAGATTTAACAATTCCAAATAGAGCAATGGAATTTGTGATATTAAGATTTATTTATATTGAACAAGAATTAAAAAAAGGTAATTCACATTATCAAATATCAAAAGATTTAAAAGTTGTTCACGCTTCAATTTATAATTTAGAACGTAAAGGAGATATTTATAAAAAATATTATTTATACGAACCAATTTTAAAAGCATACAATGAAAAAAGTAAAGATTTATTTAATGTAATTTATACTTTGAAAAAAGAGTTATTAAAAAAACAAAATAAACTTTATGGTAAAGCATATAGAACTGTAATTGCAAAAGAAATTATAATAAATGTTAAAGTTAAAGTAAAAAGATGGAGCATTGAAAAAATAATAAATGCTCTTAGAAATGATAATAAACATAAACTTTGGAATAAACCAATGAATAAGTTTAATGAAAAAGACTATGAAGAGTTAAATAAGTTATTAACAATGTAATTTTATTTGTACATTTACAAAAAAAAGTTATGATAGTATTAAAAACACTTTTATCTTTTCGAGATAATCAAGAAAAAAAACAAAGGTTAGTCGGTGAAACTTTTGAAGTTACAGAAGAAAGGTTTAATCAAATTATTGAAGCATTGCCAGGTTATGTTGAAATAGTTGAAGTTTTAGATTTTCCTAACTTAGAAGTTATTGAACCGATTATAGTTAAAGAAAAATCAAAAGGACGTCCTAAAACTAAAAAAGCATAACCGATGTTAAAAGAATTATCATTGATGCACGATGACCTTTTAAAGATGGCTAAAATCATTGCGGGTTCTCGTGCTGATGATATTCTGCAGGATACTTATTTAAAGCTATACGATAGCGGAAAACAGTTTCATGAAATAGACAAAGGATATATTTATTTAACAATGCGTTCAGTGTTCTTAGATAGCGTAAAACAAAGCACTGTTAAAAATAGAGTTATTTTAGTTGATGACTTTTCAAGTTTGGAGCAAATAGATGAAGACTATATCGAAACTGAAATAGATTTGAAGCCTTTAAATAACTTTGAAAAGTTACTTACTTTTTCGTTATATGGTAGGGATATAGTAGATACACAAAATAAGATTATAGAACGTGTTGATGGAGTTTCTATGCTAAAGTTATCAAATGAAACAGATATACCATACGTTACAATTAGAGCGACTCGGGAACGAATTAAAAAGAAACTAAATGGAGGGAATAGGCGATGTAGTTAAAAAAGTAACTGAGTTCTTAGGGATTGAACAATGTCCAAAATGTATTGAAAGGCAAGGTAAGTTTAATCGTTGGTTCCCTTTTAAAACTCCGATTGCTTTAAATGAAGATGAAGTTTTGTTCTTAGATAATTTCTTTAGTTGGTATGCTGGTTTGCCTTTGCCGATTGATAAAATCGATGAAGTATTAAAAGCGGAGCAAATATGGTTGAGAGTTTTTAGAGTTAAGACTGGATCTTGTAAGAGTTGCGGTTCAGGTTATCAAAACAATTATATTAAAGATTTACAAAAGCTTTGGGAAGTTAGTAAAATGTTTGTTTAAAATACAACCGATTTGATTTAATGGTAGAATAGCATTAAGTTGCTTGTAAGAGTTCGAGTCTCTTAATCGGTTAAGATATATAGCAAGGTAGTAGCAGTTGGCAGCTCGTTGGGCTCATAACCCAAAGGTCGCAGGTTCGAGTCCTGCCCTTGCAACTAAAAAAGGAAGTAGCTCAGTTGGTTAGAGCAAGTGTTTTTATTAGCGTATGTACAGCGAAAATTAAAAATAGGGTTTGTCGTGGGTTCGAGCCCCACCTTCCTTTCTAAATTATTAAATTATGAAAAATATATTTCTGTGTTTTATTTTTGTTTGTTATTTTTTATTAAGTAGTTGCACACCCTCTGAAACAATACCGGAGGGTGATTGTAGCTGCGGAAAAGTTATACAAGCATCAACGTTTAACGTTTATACTAATTCATTTACAGTCGTAAAAGTTAAAAACAATTGTACAGGAGTTGTTAGTCAATTGCAAAAACAAGGTATTGTTACAATAGGAACTGAGTATTGTCATTATAATTAATTATGGGAGTTCATAAGAAAATAGAAAGTCCTGAGAAATTACTTGAATACTTTAAACAGTATCGAGAATTTACTAAATCAAATCCGTTTGTTATAGGTGATTGGGTAGGTGGAATGGCAAAGGATGTTGAACGTAAAAAAGAAAAGCCACTAACAGTTGAAGGCTTTGAAAATTGGTTAGAAGATAGCGAAGTAATCAATGACTTAGGTGATTATTTTAGTAATAGAGATAATAGATATTCTGATTTTACCACCATCTGTTCACGTATAAAGAGAGAAATAAGACAAGACCAAATCGAGGGTGGTATGGCTGGAATTTATAATCCAAGTATAACGCAAAGGTTAAACGGATTGAAAGAGCAAACAGAGAATACAGTTATAGTAGAACAACCATTATTCCCTGATTAATGTTTCAAAGAACAACGGTAATAAATAAGATTAAGAAATTGACAAAGTTTGTCAAGGGAATACAAGGCGGAACTTCAGCGGGTAAAACGTTTGGAGTTCTGCCTGTTTTAATTGATATATGCATCAAAAATAAACTAACTGAAACGAGTATAGTAGCTGAATCAATACCGCATCTTAAACGTGGTGCAATGAAAGATTTTAAAAAGATAATGCTACAAACTAGCCGATGGGTTGATAGTCGATGGAACGCTACTGATTTTAAATATACCTTTTCAAATGGATCACAAATAGAGTTTTTTTCTGCTGATAATGATTCTAAGTTAAGAGGTGCAAGGCGTGACTATCTTTATATGAATGAGGCTAATAATATGACCTTTCACGCTTATACTGAATTAGCATCAAGAACTAAGCAAGGCGTTTATTTAGACTGGAATCCTGTTAATGAATTTTGGTTTCATACAGATTTAATGAACGATAGCGATGTAGATTTTATTATCGTTAATTATACAGATAACGAAGCGTGCCCAGAAAGTGCATTGAATTTTATCTTAAAAGCAAAAGAAAAGGCAAAGACTTCAACGTATTGGGAAAATTGGTATAAGGTTTATGGGTTGGGTGAAATAGGTTCATTAGAGGGCGTTATATTCAACAATTGGCAAACAATTGACACAATACCAACCGATGCACGTTTGATTGGATATGGCTTAGATTTTGGATACACAAATGACCCTACTGCAATAGTAGAGGTTTATAAATGGAATGATAAAAGAATTATTAACGAAATTTGTTATAAAAAAGAATTATCAAATTCAATGATTTCTAAATTTATAACTACTAAACTGCCTTGTTATTGTGATAGTGCAGAACCTAAATCTATTAAAGAATTACGACTGCTTGGTATTAATAGTATGGCTGTTTCAAAAGGTGCTGATAGTATTAATTTTGGTATTCAAACGATGCAAGAGCAAAGCTATTACGTTACTAACTCAAGCACGAACGTAATTAATGAACTTAGAAAATACGCTTGGGATAAAGATAAAAGAACAGGTGAAAAATTAAATAAACCTATTGATAATTATAACCACGCTATTGATGCTTGGAGGTATCACGAAATGGAAACAGTAGGACTTGGAAGAAACAAAGGAAAATATATGTTCGGTTAATTAAAAACTTTTAAAATAATTCGTTAAATAGATATGGAAATAAATATACCAAATGATTTAAGTGAGATTTCACTTTTAAAATGGGAACAAGTCATTGAAGATTTTAAACTAATAGATAACGAGGTTCTATTAAAAATTAAAATGGTTTCTAACTTGTGTGATATTGATTTAGACAAAGTTGCACAAATCAAAATGACTGATATAAATGAAGCGTACGATATAATCGGACAGATGATTAAACAAGAACCAGAGCTTGTAAAAACGTTTGAAATTGATGGTATTAAATTTGGTTTCAATCCTGATTTATCAAACTTAATGAGTAACGAGTTCTTAGATTTATCAGTTTATTACGGCGTTGATATATATAGAACAATGGCGGTATTATATCGACCTATCGCAAAGGAATATAAAGGCGTTTACGCTATTGAAAAATATAAAGGTAGTGATAAGTATTGCGAGTTAATGAAAAGAGCTCCTGCATCGGCTTACGTTTCTGCAACGGTTTTTTTTTGGAAACTCGGAATCGAATTACTGAAACTTACCCCGCAATTTTTAGCGGAAAATCTGACCAAACAGGAGGAGGAGGTTTTGTTGAGAAATGGGGTTGGTATATCTCACTTGATGCAATTAGTGGCGGAGATAGATTACGATTTAAAAAGATAGTCAATAGCTTAAACATACACGAATTTTTAACACACCTCGAATACTTACAAGACAAAGTAAAAGAGGAACAAAGACAGATAAAAAATGCGCAACGGAGTAATTAAAGGTTTACAGTTAATAGCAGGATATTTAAACGAGGATAACGATGTTAAAACAATTTATTCAGTAAATGAAGACGAATTGGATTTTAACAAAAAAGAGTTATATCCTTTGGCTAATATACGATTTAATGGCAACGACTTTGATACAAATGAAATTACTTATGAAGTTATTTATATTGATCAAAGAAAGAATAGTAAAAAAGCTATTACTGATAAATTTGTAGGTAATGATAACAGATGGGATAACTGGACACAGGCGCATTCAGTGCTTAATAATTTAGTTACAAAGTTAAAATTAGTTAGAAACGACGATAATATTTTGTTAGTTAGTTCAGGCAGTCCTATATTAATCGATAATGCTTTTTCAAATGGTTTAGATGGTATGTCTTTACTTATTACGCTATATGTAAACTCGAATAATTCAATATGCAATTAACGAGAATAGAAACGGAAAAGGCATTACAGAAATTTACTAAGTATGTGGTTAGTCAATCACGTGCGAATCTTACAAGAAATGGTAAAAATGTAAAGCGTAAATTATATGAATCAATAAGTGGAGATAGTGTAGCTTCTAAAAATTCTATTAGTTTATCATTTTCAATGGAAGACTATGGAGAGTTTCAAGACTTAGGAGTTAAGGGTAAAACAAGCGCGAATAAAGCACCTAACAGTCCTTTTAGATTTGGTAGTGGCACTGGTAAAAAAGGAGGTTTAACAACCGCTATTAAAGAATGGGTATCAAATAAACGATTTCAATTTAAAGATAAAGAGTCAGGTCGTTTCTTAAGTTATGACCAAACTGCTTTTTTAATTACAAGGTCAATTTATAATAAAGGAATAACAGCAAGTCGATTTTTTAGTAAACCCTTTGAGGTTGGATTTGAAAGATTACCAGATGAATTAGTAGAAGCCTATGCACTAGACGTTGAAAGCTTTTTAAGAATGTCAAAATTAAACGGAAAATAAATGAAAGTAATAAATGTTAGAAGTCCTTATACTATTGTAGTTGATGAACCCGACCAAACGAGCGCACGATTAGAGTTATTCATTTGGAATAATGGAAACACTGAACCTACAATTCCAACTTATAGTTTGTCAAAGAAAATACCTAGCCCTACGCAATTAGAATGCGACTTTAATATATCACCTTATTGCAGACCTTTTATATCATTTCAATGCCCTATAATTGACGTACTACCAGAAGAGGAGGATAATGATAATTGGTGCTTTTTGCGTGTTAAAAGTTATTCATTAGTAGGTAAGATAGAAACGTTAATAGATAACGACGTATATGTTTGTACTAAAGGATTTACTAACTATTTAGGAGGGTTTAATCAGGGAGTTATATTGGCACCAGGCGAAGTTTTATCGAGTTATAATAAACCTATTTATTATGACCGAAGTAAACCATATCATTATGTTAATTTTTTAATTGATTATGTAAGTGCGTATGATAATATTTATGTTGAATACACTAATAGTTTAGGGGAACAAGATGCTGTTATATTTTTATTAAGCACAGATATTGAAAAAGTTTATAACTTTAAAATACCAATTACAAAATTAAATAGTTTATTTGATAATGGAAATACTTTTGAAATATTAAGTACTGAATTAGGAACTTTATATAAAAGCAGTTGTAAACCATTTTGCGAACCCGTTTATAGTCCTAAGATTTGCGCTTACATAAATTCAAAAGGAGGTTGGGAATTTTTAACATTTTTCAAAGCACAAACAAGAACAATTGATGTTCAAAGTAGTTCGGCTTCATTTTTTCCTAAACAATTAAATTATAGTATTTACGACGGACAAACGCAATCATTTAATATTAACGGAAGCGAAAAGATTACACTACATACGGGATATGTGCCTGAGAGTTATTCGCAAAGTATTAAAGAATTGTTATTAAGTGAGAAAATATTGCTAGACAATATCCCTGTTAAAGTAAATACTAAGTCTTTTGAATCTAAAACTCAGTTAAAATCTAATAACATAAGCTACGAAATAGAATTTGAGTATGCATTTGACTTAATAAACAACGTTGTATAATGACAAATCAAGTAGAATTATATATAATAATCGACGAAGTTGCTAAAAGAATTGAGTTATTTAAAGATGAAAAGATTAGTGTTACTTCATCAATACAAAATTCAAATGATATTGGTAAAGTATTCACGGATTTTAGCCAAAGTTTTACAATTCCTGCAACTGATTATAACAATAAAGTCTTTTCGCATTGGTATGAATCCGATGTTGATAATGGTTTTAATCATAAAATAAGATACAACGGGTTTATTAATATCAATACTGTACCATTTCGTGAAGGTAACTTTCAACTTGAGAAAGCGAATCGAAAAAATGGAAGCATAGAAAGCTATACAGTTACGTTTTATGGCAACTTAACACAATTGAAAGAGTTATTTAAGGAAGACAAACTTAATTCCTTAATCAATCCTGAAACATTAGACTCGGCTTATAATGAATTAAACCACGTTTATAATTCAACACAAGTAATTAATAGGATTACAACTGCAAATCAAAATGTAATGTACCCTTTATTAGGTAACTCACGGAAGTTTGAATACGAAACGGGTAACGCTGGTTTGGATATTACAACCTCTTCAGGTGCTATAGTTTGGAATGATTTATTCCCGGCTATTAAGTTAGTCGATATATTTTCATTTATTCAAAGCAATTATAATATTAGCTTTGTAGGTTCGTTTTTAGAAAGTATTCAGTTTTCAAAGTTACGATTACTTTTAAAAAATAGTGAGAAAGTTGCATATTTTACACCCCCTACTAAAATTAATTTTAATACTAAATCGATAACTCAAAACAATACTGGAACTACTCAGGTATTTGACGATATGAATTTAACAACTGACACATTAAGTTTTAGTTGGGATTTTGACGATGACAGAACACGACGTATAATTTGCCCTATTGTTATAACACCAACTGTTAGTAATATTGAATATAAATTAACTGTTATGAATAATGGAGTTGAGTGGCAAGTATTTGAAAACTTATTTGGTAATCAAACTATTTACTTTTACGATAATAGTTATTATAACGACCCGACTAATTATAACTTTACTTTTTTTATTCAAAGTAATTCGTCAATGACTTTTACAAGTTATGTAGAACAAGACAAAAGATTTGAAAATTTAAATGGAGTTTGGGGAAATTGGTTAATACGCGGAACAGCAATACAATCAACTGCGCAAAGTACTGATACAAATATCAATATAAAATCATTTGTTCCAGATATTACGGTTAGTGATTTTTTTAGCGGTATTCTTAAAATGTTTAATTTATTAATTATACCAAATAGTATAAACGAATTTGAGTTAGTGCCTTTGGAGTTATACTACCAACAAGGGCGAATTTTAGATTTAACGCAATACATAAAATCAGAAGAGTTTGATATTGAAAGACCAAAATTATATAAGTCGATTAAGTTTGAATATGAAGACTCAAAGAATATTTTAAACAATGCGTTTTATGGTATAAATAATATTAAATATGGCGACTTAGTTTATACGAATGCACAATCAAATGAAAGCGCAAACTATGAAATTAAAGCGCCATTTGAAGACGTATTATTTGAACGTACACAAGAAACAGCGCATCAATTTTTAACAGCTACATTCATTGATAAAGACCTAAAAGCCTATACACCTAAACCCGTTTTTTTATATAACAATGGTTTATTAAGTACACCATTAACAGGCACACATAGAATTAAGGTAACAAAAGAAAGCGGAGAAGAATCTATAACTAATTACAATAGATTTTCAAACGAAATAACACCCGTTGCTAGTGATTTTAGTTATTTGATGAGTACGAATTGGGGTGACTTTCAATCACCATATTATCAAAGTTATAATTCTATTTCATTATACGCAAGACACTATCGAAATTATATTGAAAATCTTTATAATATCAAAACACGTAACTATAAAATCAAAGCTATTTTACCTGATATTCTTTTAGGCAATACGGGTAATGGAGTTGCAAATATTAACAGTTTGAAGTTAAGTGATAGAATTATAATACGTGACAAAAGATTTATCATTAATCAAATGGTAGTCGATTTGACAACTGGTGAAACTGATTTCGATTTGATTACTGATTATCGTGAAGTTGATAATGTAAATACAATCGGGTATCGTTATAGTAGTTCAGATAGTGTGCTTTTAGATAATACAGCGCAAAGTTATCAAATGACTATTTATAAAAATGAATATGATAGTTTTAGCGTAACCAATACAAAAGTATTTGCAACTATTCCTGATAAACTAAACCAAACAGAAGACGTTACTATAAATATAGTTGTAGAAGCAAATCCAACGGGCGCTGATAGGTTACAATTAATAGATATTGATTACTCACTAAATGGAATTATAACTACTGTTAATTTAAGAATAACGCAAAAACTATGATAAAAATAATATTCGATATGTTGCCTATGGTAACGAAATCAGAAAGCGAGTTAATAAACTTTGCAAAAGGAAGTTGTAAGTACCCAGAGAATTTTAAAGAACTAATAAATTATATAAAATGGCAGTTAAGAAAGTAATTGAAATTGATTTACAAAGTAATGCGGGTACTGGATTAGAAGCTATTAATACTGAAATTAATAAAGTAGCCGAAAGTTCAAAGTCTTTAAAAACACAATTACGTGAAGCGCAATTAGAAGTAGCAACTTTATCCGACAAGTTTGGAGCAACCTCAAAGGAAGCTGTTAATGCCGCTAAAAAAGCGGGGGAGTTAAAAGATAAAATTGGCGATGCAAAAGCCTTAACAGATGCGTTCAATCCCGATGCTAAATTCAAAGCTCTTACTTCATCTTTAGGTGGAGTTGCTAGTGGGTTCGCTGCTTATCAGGGTGCTTTGGGTTTAGTAGGAGTTGAAAGTAAACAGTTAGAGGAGCAATTGTTAAAGGTTCAGTCCGCTATGGCTATTTCGCAAGGTTTACAAGGTATTGGCGAAAGTGTTGATAGCTTCAAACAACTTGGAGCAGTAATTAAAAATACAAGTGTAGCACAAAAGGTTTTAACTGCTACAACTGCTGCTTATACATTTGTCACCGAAGCATCAACAACGGGATTAAAACTGTTTAGATTAGCTTTAGTTTCAACGGGTATAGGTGCTATCGTTGTTGGTTTAGGTTTATTAGTTGCTAATTTTGATAAAGTAAAAAAGGCGGTTTTAAATGTAGTACCAGGACTTGCAAATGTTGGCGAAGTTATAGGTAACATTGTAAATGCGGTTACGGATTTTGTAGGGGCAACTTCGGAAGCTGATAGGGCACTTGATAAACTTAAAGATAATGCTGATAAGACATTGTCTATCAATAAAAAGTTTATGCAAGAGCACGGTGACCAAGTCGATGCATATACTAAAAAGAAAATTGATGCAAAAAACGCTTATGCTGAAGCGGTAAAAGAGGACGGAGCAGACCAAGTAGCTTTAGCAAAAAGACTAAATAGAGAATTAGCGGAAATTGAATTTTCAAGAGGTGACGAAAAAAGAAAGATTCAAAAAGATGCAAACGAAAAAGCAAGTGCCAATAAGAAAGCAGATAATGAAAAATTAAAAAAAGAAGCTGAAGACGAAGCAAAAAAATTAAAAGACGAAAAAGATAAAGCAGTAATTTCAGAAGCTGAAGCATATAGAAATCAATTAGAAGCGGTGCAAAAAGTTGAAGCCGATGCTAAAAAAGCAAATGAAGATGCATTATTAACTGAACAACAATTAGCAATTAAAAATGAAAATTTAGCATATCAAACTAAAAAAGCAAATGCTATTAAATTCGGCCAAGATACTGAAGAAATAGAAAGACAACATTGGAACACTTTAAACGATATTAATTTAACAGCGCAACAAAAGCAATATGAGGATGATAAGTTATCGGCAGAAAAAAGGTTAGCTGTAGAACAAGCTTATCAAGATGCAAAACGAAATGCATTAGATACAGGCTTAGGAATATTGCAACAATTTGCTGGTAAAAATAAAGCTCTTGCATTAACTATTTTAGCTATACAAAAAGGTTTAGCTATTGCAGATATAGTTGTAGGAGCATCAAAAGCAATATCGGCAGCAAGTTCTGCATTAGCTTCCACTCCTGCAGTTATTGGGGTAGTTCCAAATCCTATGTATGCAATACAAGCAGCAGCTACAGTAAAAGGAATTGCTACAACTAAAATAACTGCAGCTACTTCTATAGCATCTATTTTAGCAGCTGGAATAGGTCAAGCATCGTCTATTAAAGGTGGTGGAGGTGGTGGAGGTTCTACTGGTGGTGGAGGTGGTGGATCTGTTGCACCAGCACCGCAATTTAATGTAGTAGGTAATACTGGAGTTAATCAAATTGCTTCAAGCTTAGGACAACCACAACCGATACAAGCTTATGTAGTTGCAGGAGCAGTTACAACAGGTCAAGCGTTGAATAGGAATATTATTAGTAACGCATCAATGGGATAATTTTAAAATATTTATATACAATTAAAAAATTAATTCGTTAATCAATTATGGAGCCAACTTATATAGTACGTTACAACCCCGAAAAGAACAAAGGAGTTTATATGATTTCTTTGGTTAATGACCCCGCTATTGAGGAGGTTATGATTGAAATGGCTAAGGAAAATGTAAAGATACAATTAGCGGAAATCGATGCAGAAAAAAGGTTATTTATTACACCCGTATTAATTCCAAATAAAAAAATATTAAGAATTGATAAGAAAACAGGTAACCCTTATAATATAGTTTTTCCTGCTGAAACAATATTAGCAGCACAACAAAACTTTCAAAAACGAGGTTACCAAAACGAGGGTACATTAGAGCACGATATAACTTTAAAACTCGATGGTATTACATACGTTGAAAGTTGGATTAAAAAAGATGACGTTCACGACCAAAGTGTAAAGTATGGTTTTGATTTACCTATTGGTACTTGGTTTACAGTATTAAAAGTAGATAGCGACGAAGTACTGTCGAAAATAAAAAGCGGAGAAATTACAGGCGTTTCTATTGATGGAGCGTTTGAATTAGACGAGAATATTAATTTAAACAATGATATGGATTTAGAAACTATTTTGAATGCGATTAAGCAAGGCTTTAAAAGTCTTACTGTAAAGTTAGGAAAAGAAGTGACGAAAGACGAAGCAACGACTATCTATTTTGATGGCGATACTTTTGAAGTCGGGACTGTTGTATTTTCTGACGAAGCCTTGGCTACACCTTTAGCCGATGGAGAATATGAACTTACTGACAAAATCGTTACGGTTTTAGATGGTAAAATTGCTGAGGTTTCAACACCTGAAGAAGAAGCTTCACCAGCAGAAACTACTGAAGAAGTAGCTATGGCTGAGGTTTCAGTTGAAGACAAAGTAAATGAAATTATGACACCTTTTATTGCGCAAATTGCAAAAGAAGTTGCATCGCAATTAGCTGATTTCAAAGTAGCAATGACTACCGAAATTGAAACAGTACAATTAACTAAAGCAAACCCTGAAGCAGTTGCTGATATAATCGAATTTAAAGACTTCAAATCAAAAATGTTTAATACTTTAAAAAACAATAACTAAAAAGAAATGGCAACAACTACAACTATTACTTCTGATTACGCTGGAAAAGTAGCGGGAGGTTTATTTTTAAAAACGTTCAAAGAGGCGGATGCTTTGAAAAATGGTATTCTTACTGAATATCCAAATGTGAATTTTAAAATCACTTTGAGAAAATTGCAAACTACAAGCGGTCGTAGAGATTATACTTGTGGACACGTTCCTGCAGGTTCAATTGTATTAAACGAAGTAGTTTTAGAACCTAAGAAATTTAAAGACGATTTTGATTTGTGTAAAGAAGATTTTAGAGCTACCTGGAACGAAGAAACTATGGGTGCTTCTGCTTCAAATGACACAATGAACAAAGAGATTTTAGATGCAATTATAGCTGATAAATTAGCGCAAAATGCTCAAGATTTTGGTTCAATTATTTGGACTGGTGATAAAGATGACGCTGGAGAATTTGACGGATTTTTAACATTGTTCGCTGCTGATGCAACTGTAATTGATGTTGCTGGTACTACAATCACTGAATCAAATGTTGAAGCTGAAATCAAAAAAGCATTGGCTGCTGTGCCAGTTGCTTTGAGAGGTAAAAATACGTTAAAAGTTTCTGTAGCTGCTGATATCGCACAAGCTTATAACTTTTACTTAGCTTCAAAAGGAATTACAAACGGACTTGGTGGAAACGCTAATACTTCACTTGTATTTGGAAATTACACTTTAGTAGTTGATAATGGTTTACCTGCATCAAATATCGTAATTGCAGACCCTAAAAACTTAGCATTTGCTACGGGCGCAATGGCTGACCACAACGAAATTAAAGTAGTTGATGAGGACTCAATCGGATTGCTTACTGGAAAAGTAAGAGGCACAATGGTTTACAACGCTGGAGTAACTGTAATTTATGGTGCTGAGGTTGTTTGGTACGCTCCTGCAGTATAATTAATTAATCAAATAACCGCTTGTTAATTCAAGCGGTTTTTAAAACAAAAAATATATGTGTGATTTTATTACAAAAGGTAAAAAAGTAGGATGTATAGGTGGGCAAGGTGGAGTTAAAAATTTATACTTCGCTTTATTCTCTGATTATACATTTGTAGTTGCCGCACAAGTAATGAGTTCAATCGGTACATTAGACGAGGTTTTCAAATATGAAGTTGCTGGTAACACTAACGGATTAAACGAAACGCCTACAATCGATTGGAATACTGGGGCAAAATACTTTACGCAAGTAGTAGCTGCTACATTTCCTTTATTGAGTTCTGACTTACAAAACGAGTTAGATTTATTAATGCGAAATAGAGTTATTGTATTTGTTGAAGACTACAACGGGAATATAAAAGTAGGTGGAGCATTTAACGCTATGAAAGTTTCAGGAGGTTCTGCAACTACTGGTAATGCAAGTGCGGACCTATCAGGGTACACTATTGAATTAACTGCTGAAGAGCAAGACATGGCGCCCTTCTTAGGGTCATCTGCTAAGACTGCTTTATTAGCGGCGGTTGCTAACGTTTATGTAAACGAACCAGCTGTTTAATTAATTTTAAACAATAAAAAAACCCCTTAAGTGATTAAGGGGTTTTTTGTTTTTACTTCAATCGTTTTTTCCATTCAACCCACAACCATATATTAATGGTTATAAATACACCTAATAGCATTCCTAAAAATGCAAATGTTAAATTATCTATTGTCATAATATTATTTATTAAATTTAATTTCAGTACACCAATAAAATAAATGAATTGATAATTCATTACTTACAAAATTATAACCTAAACCAATTCCAAAAATATCAGTTTTAATTAGTTTCATTGTTTTTTTCTTTTTGTTGTTTTAGCCACTCAATAGCTTTTAATCGGTTTTGTTTCTCAATTTCAAAGATGCTTAATCTTTTTTCTACTGGTTTTTTATTTTTCATCTTAATTTTTCTATTTGTTTATCAATTTCTAATTTTTGTTTTTCAAGTGCTTCAATTTCTGCGGAGTTGTTTGGTTTTAGTCGGTATTCTCCAATAGTATCAAACCATTTTCCCTGAACCATAAATTGTAATTCTCCAGCTTTGAAAATCTTTTCAGTTTCAATACCACAAGCATCAAGGAATATTTGCTCGTTCCAAGTTTCGTAAATTTCTCTCGGAAATCTATTTGTGTTAGGAATATTATTTATTAAATTTTGTTCACCGCAATTATTATTAACTAAATAAAAGTGGTTAAAAAATGAAGTTATATTTCCTATTTTACATCCTACTAATTTACCCTTAATTGCATCAAATTGTTTTTGAGTACATTTCATTGCTATTGCTTTTTTCATAATTTTTATTTATTTGTTAATTAATAATAAGCAAATTTACACTTAATTTTAAATGCAAAATATACATTAACAAATAATTAACACATTATTTTTTTACCTATGTAAAATTACGTATAAAATTCGTTATATAATTGATGATATACTTTAAAACTGCAGATGAAACACACGAAATTAAGGTCACACCACGCTTTTATAGCGAGGTTGTAACGCTTAAACTAACGCATCAACTTACAAATACAGTATCAATCATTAATAATATACCCGCATATACTGATAATGGCTACTTATTAATATATTTTGAATACGATTTTATAATAAATGGTCATTATTCGGTAGAAATATCAGCAAATAACAATCTAATTTGGTTAGGAAAAGCACAAGTAAATGAATAAATTAGAAAATAAAATATTCGCAATTCAATTAGCGAACTATGTAAGACCAGAAATCAAAGAAAATTCGTCAAAAGACTGGGTTTTGAACGGCGATAATAACAGTTTTTATCAATATATTATCGATTGTTATAATGGTTCTACTACAAATTCGGCTATTATAGACAGTTATTCTTTGATGACTTATGGATTAGGCTTAAATACCGAGCAAAATTTCATATCTAAAAACGATTTAAGACGAGTTTGTAAGGATTTTGTAATGTTTGGCGAAGCTACAATAGAAGTTCGTTATGTGAATAATAAAGTACAAAAGCTATTCCACGTTGCAAAGCAAAGAGTTGTACCTGCTAAAGCTATTGAGGGCGAAATTAACAAGTATTACTATTCATTTGATTGGAGTGATTTGCGTAAATTCCCTCCTACTCCCTTTGATAGTTATACAAAAGGAAAAGGAACAACAAGGAGTGAGATTTACGATATTAGAGATTACCAAGTAGGACAATTCTATTTTAGCAATCCACCTTATGTAAGTTGTTTACCATTTGCAGAATTGGAAGAGGAATTGGCTAACTATTATATTAACCACATTAAAAATGGTTTATCTTTTGGACATATTATCAATATTAATGGGGGACAACCTGAAAGCGAAGAGCAAAAGAATAAGATTTCTGCACAAATAAATAAACAACTTACAGGAAGTTCAAACGCTGGAAAAAAATTACTTTCTTTTAACGATAGCAAAGAAACCGCTACAACTATTGAAGCGTTGGAAGTTTCAAACGCACACGAGCAATATCAATTTTTGTCAAAAGAAGCAACTGATAAAATTTCAGTAGGTCATAAAGTTGTATCAGGTGCTATTTTAGGAATTGCAAATAGTACGGGGTTTAGTTCAAATGCAGACCAAATAGAAACTGCATTTAATGAAACTATGTTAAACGTAATTCAACCAAAACAAGAGTTAATTTTAGATGCTTTAGAAACTATTACAGGTTTAACTAATTTGAGTTTTAAACCTTTAAGAATAGATTTGCAAAATGATGTTAATACAGGAGATACTGATGTGAAATCAATTGATACTCCAACAACAGACCCAACAGCAACTGAGGATTTAATTAAAAAAGAAGCAAGTTATAATGGTGCTCAAATTGCAAGTTCATTAGATATTATGACGGGCGTTAAAGATGGTATTTTAACTATTGACCAAGCTATTACATTCCTTATTCAGATGCTACAATTTGACCCCGCTGTTGCTAAAGCTTTATTCTCTGGAAATAGTGCTGATGAAATATCAATGGCAAAAGATAATCAAAAAAAAAAGTCTAGTTTAAAAAATAAATTAGATTATGGCGAAGAAATAGATTTGAACGAGTGGGAGTTGGTAAGTTCTGAACCCGTAAATTATGAAACTGAAGCGGATTTAGATTATAAAATGCAAACGTTAAACGGCGAAAATTTAGAGGGTAAACTTTTTAATTTAGCAAATGTTAAAACTGGAGTAGCAAGAACTAAAAGCGCATCGGAACAAGACACAAAATTATACATAACTCGTTATAGATATGGAGGTAATCCAAGTCCAGAAAGAGAATTTTGTAAAGCTATGATGAATGCTAATAAGCTATACCGGAAAGAGGATATAGAGTTGATGAGTCAAGAAAATGTTAATCCAGGTTTTGGTATGCATCCAACACCTGACAAACCTTACGATATATTTCTTTGGAAGGGTGGAGGTTTATTAAGTGATACTTTTGAGTTTGGAACTTGTAAACATTTTTGGTTAAGAGAAATGTATAGAAAAATTGGAACTGGTAAAAATACAGCAGCACAACCATCAACACCTGCTGATGTTAGAAAGAATGGCGAAATAGCACCTACAAACGATAACAGAGCGTATAAAGCGCCTCACGATATGTAATTATGATAGTACTTTTAAAAGATAACGAGATTACTGAAAACACTCTTTTAGGTGGGAATATTGATGTTGATAAATTACGACAATGTATTTTAGATGCACAGATGACACGATTAGAAGAATTGCTAGGAGAAACTTTATACGAAAAAATTGAAAGTGATTTCGATAGCGACGATTTAACGGGCGATTATTTAATTTTGTATAACAATTACATAAACCCTTTTTTAATCCGACAAAGCGCTTTAGAATACCTAAAAATTGGTGCGTTTACTGTTGGTAATAATGGCATATCATTGCCAACACCAAGCAATACAACTGCAATAACTGAAAAGCTATTATCTAATATGATAAACGATATGCGCATAAAGGCGGATATGTTTGCGGATAGGATGTATAAATGGTTATGTAAGCATAATTTGCCTGAGTGGGTTTGTAGTTCTGATAATATCGTAAATCCACAAAGACCAAGCATTTCAAATTGGCATTTAACAAATCAATTTATTGACGAAGACGTATGGGTACTGAGAAAACAAATGAACGTATAACAAAAAAAGCGCAACAACACGCAAAGACTTTAGAACTATATTTAAATAATCAAATTAAAAAAAATAAAAAAGATGAGTAAAGATTTCTATTACGACAAAGATTATCAAATGGCTGGTTTTGGTGATTTTGGATTTAGAGTATTAACAGGGGCAAGTGCAGCAGGAGAGAAATTCTCAAGTATTATGGCACTAGAAGATAGTACTATTGCAGTTACAAGTACAAGAGCTGGTGACGCTTCAAAAACATTTGATATTACTGCTGGAATGGTAATTTATGGTGATTTAGCAATCACTTCATTAACAGGCAAAGTTATTGCTTATTTAAGAGAAGCGTAATGTTAGGTTTAGGATTGGGGTTGCATCGTGGTATTTTTAAAAGTGCCGTTTCTTACGTTTCAAATTTAATTAAAGCATTCAAAGCACGTATAATTTTGGATAGTGGAATATTTGAAGCGCAAAATTGCCTTAAAACTACATTAACTAATTTAGATAGTTTAGAACTATTAACAAAAGCGAGTTTAATAGTAACACCAAATGCTTATAAGGCTGGTGAATTATATAGTGTAATTCCTAACACAACTTTAGGTGATTTAGACGTTGTAAGAGCAACAACAGCAACGAGAGTTAATAGTGCGGGATTGATTGAAAGTGTAGCTATAAATGTACCTCGTATTGATTACACAAATGGAAGTTGTCCGAGTTTATTAGTAGAACCACAAAGAACGAATAGATTACTAAATAGTGAAACCGTTGTAACTCAAACAATAGCTACTACTGGAGTGGCTTGTACTGTTTCTTTTTATGGAACTGGAACAATAACTTTTTCAGGCTCTTATATAGGCTCTTTGGTAGGTACTGGAGTAAATAACAGAGTTGCTTTAACTTTTACACCAACAGTTGGAAGTTTAATTTTAACAGTTGTAGGAAGTTGTACAAAAGGACAATTAGAAACAGGCTCGTATGCTACTTCATACATTCCAACTACTTCAACTACTGTAACTCGTAATGCTGATGTTATATCTAAAACAAATTCATTTATTGCAAATAAAACAGTAGCTTGTTTATTTATAGATTTAAATAGATATTATTATGCTTCTGATTTTGTAGGCATACTTGGATATAGAAATGCTTCTACTTGCGACTTCTATATGTTACAATATCAAAATAGCGATGTAATAGAATTTAGAGCAAAATCAGCAAATGGAGTTCAAAATTCAATTAATTTAAATGTTCCTTTAGGGCATAGTAAAATAGCAATGTATCGTGAAAATGATAAGTTAAGTATTTTTATAAATGGAATTAAAATTATTGAACAAACTTCAACCTCTCCAATGAATGAATTTTTAAATTCTCCACAACTATTAAGAATAAATATAGACCCATTTTTTGGAACTTATGACGCTCAATTGTTTATAAATTCTGCTCAAATATATACTACTATTTTATCAGACACTGAATGTATTAATTTAACAACTTTATAAAATGAATATATACAAATTAAATTATAAAGACAAAGAAACTGCAATTGCTGATTTATTAGCTAAAGGAGTTTATGTAGAAACAGAAGAAGGACTTACTTATGTACAAGGAGTACAAGCAATTGTTGAAATAGGAAAAATAGTTTCTAAAGATGCAATTATAGACGAAAATTTTAATGTAATATCCGAAGCAGAATATTTCTCGGGATATGCTTTTGATATTATGTGTGATCAAGAAATTGTTTTTGGTTCTGCTGAAATTAAAGTTAGAAATCCTAAACATTCTTTCGCAATATGATTCTAATTCCAATCGACAAAGCAAATCATTTTATATATGGTTTCTTTATATACGTTTTAAGCAACTATTTTATAAATGACTTGTATAGTATCGGAATAGTATTTTTATTCGCTTTAGGTAAAGAAATAAGAGACGAAATAGTATACAAAGGTTTTGATTACAAAGATTTATTAATGACAATTACACCTGCAATTATATTGCACTTTTTAAGATGAGATATTTAAACTACATACTAGCATCAATTTCACTTTTTTTTATTCCCGTTTATGGTTTACTTATTTCTGTAGGAGTTGCTATTATTTTAGACACATTTACGGGTATTTTTAAGACAGTTAAACTATCAGGATGGCGAAGTATTGAAAGCCGTAAACTATCAAACGTAATAAGTAAAATGGTGCTTTATGAAGTTTGTATTTTATTATTATTTACAATGGATTACTATGTTTTAAACGAGTTCATAATTCATACATTTTCGATTAAATTTATGTTTACAAAACTTTGTGCAATACTTTTAATTTTCGTTGAATTGGTAAGTATTAAAGAAAACATAGAAGCATCTTTCGGAATTGATTTATGGAAATTATTAAAGGCAACATTTAACCGAGCTAAGGACATTAAAAAAGATATAAATGAAATCACTGGATAAAAATGGATATTTACTTATTACTAAATTTGAGGGATTTAGTTCTAAACCTTATCTTTGTAGTGCAAAACTTGCTACAATTGGATATGGTAACACTTACTATGAAAATGGTAAAAAAGTTACATTATTAGATGGTCCAATAAGCAAAGATTATGCATTGAAAATGTTTAAAAACATTGCTGATAAATTTGCAACGGCAGTTTCAAAATGCGTTAAAAAAGAAATTACGCAAAATCAATTTAATAGTTTAGTTTCTTTAGCTTATAATATTGGAATAGCCAATTTTATGAATAGCACACTTCTTAAAAAAGTAAATGCAAATCCAAACGACGAAACTATTTTCGCTGAGTTTTGTAGATGGAATAAAGTTAATAAAAAAGAGGTTCAAGGTTTAACCAATAGACGAAATTATGAAGCAGTTAATTATTTTTCTTAGCATATTATTATTTACAAGTTGCGGAGTTCGTAAAGTTCAGAAATCTACTGAAACTATAAAAGAAAAAACAGAAATTTCATTAGTAAAAGTTGATAGTTCAAAGATAAACATAATCGATAATTCTCAAGAGTTAATTTTTGAGCCTATCGATACGATTAAACCTATGATTATAAGTGGTAAATCATATAAAAACACTCGAATTAAGGCGTTAAAAAAACATATCAATACAAGTATTCAAAATAATAAAAAAGAAACGTTAAAAGCCACTAAAGAAGTTAATATTGAAGTTGTGAAAAAAGAAATAAAACGCACCTCATTTAACTTTTTGTGGTTACTTTTACTTTTGTTAATTCCTATTTTGTATTTTGTTTATAAAAAAAGATTATATTTGTTTTTTTAAACTAAATTTTACTTATGAAATACGATTATTTGAATTTAGAAACTGTTAAGCATTTTGGTAAAAATTTAAGTAGCTCTAAAATAGCACGTACTGTTTTACCAAATGGAACAAAAAGCGAATTAGATACATTTCGTAAACACATTACAAGGTTAAAAAATAAAGAATTAATCACAAACGATTTACGACCATTCCTAAATGGTGACCCTGATAATATTTTAATAATTGGTGATTTACACGCTCCTTTTAATTTACCTAAATATTTACCTTTTTGCTTAGAACAACAACGAAAATTTAATTGCGGAACTGTTATTTTTATAGGTGATGTTATTGATAACCATTATTCAAGTTATCACGAAAGTGATCCAGATGGAATGAGTGCGGGTGACGAATTAGACATTGCAATAAATGAACTTCAGAAGTATTATGAAGTATTCCCAAAAGCAAAAGTAATAATAGGTAATCACGATAGGTTAGTATATCGTAAGGCTTTTAGTGGTGGAGTTGCTAAACGTTGGATTAAAGATTTTAAAGAGGTTCTTAAAGTACCTAATTGGGATTTTGTAGAAAGCATAGATGTTTTTGATGTGAATATTAATCACGGTGAGGGTGGAACTGCAAGGACTAAGATGAAAAAGGAATTACAAAGCCAAATACAAGGGCATTTGCATTCTGATTTTTATATTGAGTATATAGTAGGTAAAAACTTCCGTATCTTTGGAATGCAAGTAGGTTGCGGGGTTGATAATAAAAGTTACGCTATGGCCTACGGGCGCAATTTTAAAAAGCCTGCAATTGGATGCGGGGTTTTGCTTAATAAAGGCACACTTCCAATTATAATACCAATGATTTTATAATAATATTTACTAGCTGGTAAAATATAAGTACGGGAATATTTATATTTATAAGGGTAACTTTAATTAGTTACCCTTTTTTGTTAAATAAATGTTAAAGTTTTAATTAAATATTTTTAATTAAGATATTCGACGTATATTTGTACTCAGATAACAACAACATAAAACAAAATGAAAAAACAAAAACATCAAATCACTTTTATTGCAATCGTTGCAATATATTTTTTACTTCAAAACTTAAGATAATGGAATTTTTAAAACCAAAAGAAAAGGCTTCTCAATTAATTGAAAAGTTTACAATGAATACAACTACGGAATCAGAAAGATATTCTATTAAATGTGCTCTAATGGTAGTTGATGAAATACTTGAAAATGTAGATTATTTTTTTAAAGAACTAGAAAAAGATAATTTACCAAATAAATTCGACGATGAAATAGATTATTGGAATGAAGTTAAAAATGAAATAAAAAAATAGAAATAATGAAAACACTTTTAGAAAGATTAAAACCAGAGTATTTAGAAATATTGGAAAATGAAAAAACTAAATTTCCATATTTGATAGAATCAACAACTAAAACATTGAAAAGTAAGCATTATTTTACAGAGTTGAAAATTATAGAAATTTGTTATTTAATGCAAGTTTTTAACATTTTTTTTGACATTTCTGAAATCGATAATCTATTTACAAAATATGAACATTAAAAACGCTGGTAGAAAACCAACCTATATTATAGGTACGGAATTAGTTAAAATACAAAAATTAATTCCAATTGAAACAAAAGAAATTATTATTAATTTTATTTTAGAAACTACAGAAAAATGGAAAAACAAAAATTTAAACAAGTAAAAAAATTCGATAAGTGGATGCGTAAAATAGTGCAATCAATTCATTATTCAGATAATGAAAAAATGTGCAATGCTTATCAAAAGATAATTTAATGTTTGAGGCTAAGAGCATTTACCTAAAATATTGCTCAAAATTTGCGCTATGTTTTGATGTATGGTGCGGTAAATTAAACTAAAATGGATTACAATAAAATATCAAATATCTTTTGCGAGACATTTGTAAGAAACGCTGGAGGATGTATGTTAGATGACAAAAATGTTCTTTGGAAATTAATTGATGGAAAATGGATTGGTAAAAGAAGCGTTTATACTTTTGATCTCCGTTCTTGTTGGATTGAAGATACAACGATAGATAATGTAAAAAGTTGGTGGTGTGGTGGTAAAGATGCTGATTATAATGAAATATTATATCGTGATAAAATATAGCATTTGACAGTAACGTTCCGCAACTATGCGAGGTTTTTCGGATAAATGTAAGACTATATTTTCGGATTAGCCTAAAATAACCAAATACAAAATAAAAATTAAATTAATAACCCAAACCGAAAATCCCGCATAATTGCTGTTATGCGTTCGGCTTTAAAACATAAATTATGAATACAGATGAAATGCTTATTGAAATAGTAAAATATAAATATAACTCTGCTGGGTTTCCTTATATTTTTTTAGACTATACGCCAAATTTTAATTTTTGGTCGATAACTTGGAGAAACCCCGTTGGTTTTTCAAATGAAGAACAGACTAAAGCACAAACACCAAATGAAGCTTGTAAAAAAGCACTTGAATTTATAAAAATGAATCCTCGTCTTTTTATCCGTTCCAACGAAGCTGACGCATAACGGCGGAGTATAGAAGCAGTAGCCGATAAATAAAACACATTTTTTCATATTAAAACTAATACTAACAAACACGCAATAGCTTTAAATTAAGCACCATAACGGCTATTGTTTTTATACTATGTTATGGTGCGTTACTTAGTTATGATAGATAAAGAATATTTAAAAAAATTAAAAGAGGAAGATTATATCGCTTGGGATAGCTTAGTTAATGACCCAATGATTGTAGGTAATCGTGGTTATGATGGTTGTGTTTTATATATAGCAGCTATAATTATAGTAACAATTATATGTTATTGTATTTTTTTATAATGAACCATAACGTTTCGTGGCTTTGTCTTGTTGCCGATAAAATAAGACCTAATCTTTAAATTAAAAACAGAAAATGGAAAGTACAAAACCAACATCAAATGAAGCCGAAAACGGCAATAAGTCAAAACCACTGTTATGTGAGGTTTTTGATTTTTTAGGATTACAATTTAACGTAACACAATATCGATGGGGAAGAAAGTTGTACGGTGGAATATGGTATCATATAAATCCAAAAGGATTGAGAATGAATACTTTTTGGAGTAGAAATGAAATAAAGAGTTGTCAATCTGAAACGATTTGTTTCGAGGTTTGGTAAATCTCACATAACGTTACCTCGCTTTGTGATGTTGTAAAGTTCGGAACTGCATATTTTCGGTTACAAATAAACGTGATGCGGAACGTAAATGTGATTAAACTACAGAATTTGCAATAGCACAAAACGAGTGTTAGTAGCTGTTTACGAATTATTTTACATTTCTTTTAAAAATATTTGTAATTTTATTATGTTATACAAAAATTAGCCGTATATTTGTAAAAGAAATAACAACTAAAACAAATCAAAATGACGACAGTTAGCCAATTCAGAGTAATATTTAAAGAAGAAACAATTAAAGGTTTAATAGATTTTGGTACAATATGGTACGATGTTAATTTTTTTGATGCTGAAAACATTATAAAAAAATACCAAAATAGAAATGGTTTTGAAATCTTAACAAGAACAATAACAAAAGATAATAATTCTTTAAGAAATGCCATCAAAGCAAAATTTAATAACTAAAAGAAATGAAATACTACAATTAGCACCGAAAGAAATTGAGGTGCTAATTATTGATAGTTTAGGATTAAAAGTTGAAGTTATAAAAAAAGAAAACAGCACTTTTATTTTATTGCAAAGCTATCAAAGCTGTTTTAGATTAATGGAGAGATTGCATTGGGATTTTGATTTTAGTGTACATAAAAAAAACAATAAATATATAATTGAACTATGATAAAGTTTATAATAGGTGTGGTGGTTGGAATTATAATAACAATCATTTTAATAGAAATGTTTTTACAATATATAAATAAAAGAGATTAATATGAAGAAATTAATAACTAATAATTTGATATTCTTACCGAGATGGTTTAGAATATTGTGGGGAAGAATTTTTGTTTATATGCTTGGTAAATTCGGAGATGACAAAGAATGGTATCAAGATATGAAATTGTGTGTAGAACTAACTGAATGGATAAAGCAATGCAAAGACAATCAATAATAGTATTCATTCAAGGCGAAAGAATAGAAACTTACGGAAACTTAAAAAAGTGTTGTGAAATGGAAAACTTAAAATACCACACTTTAGCACGTTTAAAATTTCCAATTCGGATAAACGATGTAGTTATATACAAAACGTCTTTTAAATAGCTACTAACGGTTCTCGGCTTGGCGAGGTTGGGGACTTAAAAGCACAATCGCTCAAATTATTACTAATGTTTAATAAAAGTACAAATGTTTAAATTAGCACAAATGCCCCAATCTTGCCAAACCGATGTTAGTGGCAGTACGGTTTATTTAATGGACTGCATCGCCCTAATGAGAGAATACCCTGATAAGTATTTTGATTTGGCAGTAGTTGACCCGCCATACGGAATAAATGCTGATGTAAAAAACAGCACCGATAAAAAGCAAAGTAAAAAAAGTGCTTCCAACTCTAAAAAGTATGGTGAGCAAAAATGGGATGCCGATGTGCCAACCAAAGAATACTTTATTGAACTTTTTAGAGTATCAAAAGAGCAAATTATTTGGGGTGTAAACTACTATCCATTTGACTTTTTAGCTGGTGGCAGAATTTACTGGGATAAATGTGTAACGATGCCAACTTACAGCGATGGCGAAATTGCTTATTGTTCTTTACTAAATAGCATAAAATCGGTTAAAATAGCTTGGCACGGTATGATACAACACGATATGAAAAACAAAGAAACAAGAATACACCCAACTCAAAAGCCTATAAAACTTTATGATTGGATTTTTAAAAACTTTGCAAAGGAAGGCGATAAAATACTTGATACACATTTAGGAAGCGGAAGTAGTAGGATTTCAGCACAAAAAGCAAAATTAGACTTTACAGCTTCAGAACTTGACCCTACATATTTTGAGAACCAAGAAAAAAGGTTTAACGATTATAAAAGTCAGCTTACTTTATGGTAGTCGGTAGTATTGCCACTAACGTTCCCTCGCTTTGTGATTTTGCAAAGTTCGGAACTGGATATTTTCGGCTACAAATAAACGTGATGCGAACCGTAAACGTCAATTTACTACAAAATTTGCAATAGCACAAAACGAGTGTTAGTAGCTGTTTACGGATTATTTTACATTTATTTTAAAAATATTTGTAATTTTATTTGGTAGTTACAAAATTAGTCGTATATTTGTAAAAGAAATAACAACTAAAACAAATCAAAATGAAAGCACTTAACAACTATAAAGGAAATGACAAAAATAAATTTAATGATAAATATAATTTTATAGCTGTTATTTTCTTGACAGAAACACACACAGAACTAATGTATGCTTCTACAACTTACGAAGGATGTTTAAAAGCTACTTCTTCAAAATGGAATAAAAGAATAGGTTTTGAAAAAGCATTAAGATATGAAATAAAGGAGTTATCATAGCTCCTTTATTTAAAAATAAAAATCTCACAGTATTCGTACAGAGTTGACAAGCTGGAAAGACAGCTATTTTTTAATTAATAAACAATTTATTATGACAGAAGATATTTTATTAAAAACTCATTATTTATGTGAACAATATCAAAATGAAAGAGTTTCTGGTTTAGTTTATATTAGTGAAACAGGTTATTCTAAAGTTTCTAAATTATTGGGTTTTGATTATAAAAAATTAACACCAAATCAAAGAAAACAATTTAGAAAAGATTGCATTAATTCTTCTATGGGACAAATTACAGCTATAAAAGATTATAAATATTATTTATCATTATGAATAGACAATCAATAATAGTGTTTATTCAAGGCGAACGAATAGAAACCTACGGAAACTTAAAAAAATGCTGTGAAATTGAAAACTTAAAATACCACACTTTAGCACGTTTAAAATTCCCAATTCGGATAAATGATGTCGTTATACACAAAACGCTCTTTAAATAGCTACTAACTACTTGCTAACAGCAACTTTAATACACGCTTAACTATGACTATCACTGTAAATTATATTGCAAACTACCGTTTAAATTTCGCTACAAATTACGTATTTACAAAATGTGGTTTGTGTTATAATTTACAAAGTGGTAAGCTAATTAAGCAAATACTAAAAGGAAGTACAATAGGATATGTTATTGCAAGTAAATTTTACTCTCTTAATTTTTTGAGAGGTAAATTAGAGTTGATCCCTAAAAAAGAATATTGTCCGTTTTAAAATTTAACATAATTTTAATAAAAAATTCAAAAATTAAAATTACTTTTACAAAAATAAAAACACAAATATTATGAGCAAATTACAATTTTTTGAAATGAGAGCAGAAGAAATTGCTACTATTTATGATTCAACTTTTACAAAAAAAGAAGCTATTTTAACTGGAAAACGTATGGTAGATAATCTACTTGAAAGTGGCGAAATATATAAAATGTCTTTTGGTGCAAATCTAATTAGATTAAACGAGGTTATTAGTTCGGCAGTTTCTACATTTAGAGATTCAATTATTGATATTGATAAACAAGTAGTTTTAGGTGTTGAATTTAATCCTGTTAATGGTGGTAACACTATTAATTACGCAGACGACGAAATATATGTAGAATTAAAACGTTGTTTAGATTCAAGAGTGGAACAATTAAAACTTGCACAAAAACAAGATACATTTGATGCTTACGGAAACCAAGTGCCTAAAGTTTCAACTACTCCAAGAAAATCAAGTATAACAGTAAAATTTTAATTATGAAAAATATAGCAGCCGCTTTAATTAAAGCACAAAAAGAAATGCAAACTCCAAAAAAAGGAAGTGTTAATCCTTTCTTTAAAAATAAATATGCTGATTTAAACGATGTATTAGCTGCAATAGTTCCAGCATTAAACAATAATGGAATTGTACTTTTACAACCTCTTGTTAATTTAGAAGGTAAAAACTTTGTTAAGACTGTTTTAATGCACGAAAGCGGTGAAACGTTCGAAAGTATTGCGGAAATATTTTGTAATAAGCAAAACGACGCTCAGGCATACGGAAGTGGTATAAGTTATGCACGTAGATATTCTTTGAGTTCTATTTGCGGAATTGGTAGCGAAGATGACGATGCACAAAAAGCGGTACAAGCTAAGCCAAATGTAACTGCTGAAATATTAGATAAAGCAAAATCACAAGGTGCTACAATGGCTCAAATTAAAACAAAATATAGTGTTACTTCTGAACAAGAAAAAAACTATTAAATAAGCAGTAAGGGTATTACTGCAACTTAATACCCAATTATTAAATATATTATTATGGCAAATTATTATGGTTCAATTGACTTTTCGAAGTTATTAGAACAAGCAAAAGCAGGAAGTAAAGCATTTACAAAAAGCGAAAAAAATGGGCGTATTTATTTAAACGTTGATGTTTATGTAAAAGATGAAGTAGACCAATACGGAAATATTGCTTCAATTCGTGGCACTTTTAAAGGTGCTCAAAAAGAGGACAAATTTTACTTTTCTAACTTAAAAGAAAGTTCTCCATTTGTCGAAGCTCAACCAGAGTTAAATGAAATTCCAAGCGCAGACGATTTACCTTTCTAAAAAAAAACTACCGCCTATTAATTTAGGCGGTTTTAAAATTTAACAAATGAAACCAAACAGATTTAAACCGATTACACGGATAAAAAAAGTCTTAGAATTTTATAGACAACGTGGCACAAATAAAGAATTAGTTAATAATTTATATAGAAAAATAATAAATGACAGCAAAATATAAAGCAAAAGAGTTAGTTAGACAATTCTATTCAATAGGAACTAATGAATGTAAACAATGTGCATTAATAGCAGTTGATTTACATTTACAAGAGTTATCTAAAATGAAACTAATATTTTCAGATAGAGAATTGCATTATAAATATTGGAAAGAAGTTAAACAAGAAATAGAGAAATTATGATACCAGAAAACAATAGAATTAACCATATAGTAATTAGCGCACAGGTACTAAGTTACTACATTTCAGAAATGAAAGCTAAAAACTACTTTAAAACAACGCTGTTAAACTTTGTAACTAGATTTATAACTCAACTAAAACTTATTGAATGGAAATACTTTGATAAAATGTTTGAAAAAGAAACAGAAGCGGCTTTAATAGTTTATGAAGTTTACGATAATTACATTAAAACAGTTTCAAATGTTCCAATTTGGGAAATGCAAAACGTAATTCATATATTAGATGCTTATAATAAAGATGCTAAAAGTATTGAGGGCGTTGTTAATAAAGTGTTAAAATATAAAAAAGAATAATTTATATAAGATTTTATTGTATATTTGTAAAAAATGGAGTGGAAGCCATTATAACTAATATAAAACCTCTTTTAGGGTAGCGACTTCCACCGCCCCTAATAGGGGTTTTAATTTTTAAATTAACCAAATGGAAAAACACTATTTAAAAAAATTAGCAGAAACGGGATTTTCTATAATTCCTTGCGCAGACAACAAAGCACCAATTGGAGCTTGGAAGAAATACCAAACTGAAGCACGTACAATCGATGAAATAGAACAACTAAATAGTTCTAAGTATGGTATTGTTACTGGGTTTAATAACTTAGAAGTGATTGATATTGACTGTAAAACTTTATCAACCCTAAAAGAACAAAAAGAGTTTTGGGATGAGTACTTAGGTTTTTTAAAAGATAATATTGATGATTTCGATAAAAAGTTTGTCATTAAAAAAACATTAAATAAAGGATTTCATATTCTTTACAAATGCCAAACCTTAAGAGGTAATACTAAAATAGCTAAGTTAAAAGGTAGTACCGAAGCATTGATTGAAAGCAGGGGAATTGGAGGAATGGTAATTGCTTACGATGATACTTTGTCTGTTTTAAACTACCATCAAATCCAAGAAATAAGCGAAGAGGATAGAGAGATTCTTTGGAGTTGTTCACGTACTTATAATTACGTTGATGAAATAGCAATAGAACCTATTAAATCTAAAATTGAATACCAAGAAAATGAAGTAACTTGCTGGGATGACTTCAATAATAAAACTGATATTTTTGACATTATTAATTCAGATTTTTCAATTGTAGCAAATCACACTAAAAAATATGTGATTAAGCGTCACGGGTCAGCTTCACCACATAGCGGATATGTTTACAAAGAAGATAATAAAATGTTTTTGTTTTCAACAGGTACAATATACCCACACGAAAAACAGATAACGCCTTTCATTGCTTATACTTGGAAAAATCATAATGGTAACTTTTCAGATGCTTCAAAAGATTTATATCAAAAGGGTTTTGGATCACGTTTAAAATCTAAAATTAATGAACTTAAAAAATCTATTTATATTCAAGATGAGCCTAAAATTGATATTAAAGATTTAGTATTTCCTATTGATATATTCCCAACCGATATACAAAACTATTTAATAGAGTGCAATTCAAAATTAGATAGTTCGGTTGAATATATGGGTTGTTCTTTACTTTGGTTGATTTCTGTCTGTATTGGAAATAGTATTGATGTTGAAGTTAAAAAAGGATGGATTGAAAATTTAACAGTTTGGATTTCAATAGTTGGAAAAGCTGGACTTGGTAAAACACCGAGTATATCAAATGTAGTATTTCCACTAACTAAAATTAATGCAAAAGAAATTAAAAAATACATCAAAGAGAGTGAAAAATATAATTATTATATCAATCTACCTAAAAAAGAAAAGGATGAACACAGCGAGGTTATGAAGCCTATTAAGACTCAATTTATTGCAAATGATATTACACTTGAGGCATTAGTTGATTTGCATCAAGAGAGCGATAATTGCGTAGGAGTTTTTAAAGATGAACTTGCGGGTTGGCTAAAAGATATGAATAAATATCGTGAGGGTTCAGATTTGGAATTTTGGTTAAGTACCTGGAGTGGTAAAAGTGTGAATTTAAATAGACTTACAAGGGCAGGCTCTTTTGTTGAGAAACCTTTCATACCTGTTTTAGGTGGTATCCAACCAAGTATTTTTAATACATTTTATACAGATGAAAATAAAGATAATGGATTTATGGACAGGATGCTTTTGTGTTATCCCGATTTAAAGATTGACAAATACAATGAGAATGAAATAAGCGATGATATTCTTAACTGGTATAAGGAAATAATCATTTCATTTTATGATACAATTAAAGGCGTTATTAAACGAGATGAAGAGGGAGATATATTACCATTAACTGCAAAATTTTCAGTAGATGCTAAAACAGAATGGATGCGTATGTTTAATGAAATGACAGAAATTCAAAACGATGAAGAGGAAAATGAATATTTAAAATCAATGTTCCCTAAACAAAAGTCGTACATACCACGTTTTGCGTGTTTAATACACGTGTTTGACGAGTTCTTTAGCGATGGTGGTAATACATTACTAATTTCAAGAGATAGCGTCTTAAAAGCCGAAAAACTAAGTAAGTACTTTATTGCAACTGCTAAGAAAATTAAAATTAATTCTGTTGAAGTTGGTAAAATTAAAAACACTTTAACGGCTAATAAGGGTAAAAACGAAAAAGAAAAGCTGCACGAAATTTGGAAAATCAATCCTAAATTTAATCGAAGTGAAACTGCTGAGTTAATTGGAGTTTCAAGAGTAACAATTAGTAAATGGGTAAAAGAATTTGAAAAAGTGTAAACCAAGTGTAAACCTAGTTTACAGTAAAAAGTCAATAAACATAAGGCTTTACGACGAAAGTGTAAAGTGTAAAGGGTTTACAGTTGGTAAATAGAAAAAAAAATAAAAGTAAAAAAAAATAAAATTTTAAAAAAAGTGGTTTACAGTTTACACTTTCGTTGCTAACCCTTATAAACATTGAGATTTCACTGTAAAGTAGGTTTACAGTTGGTTTACAGTTAGTTTACACTTTAAAAAATAGAAAAAATAACTTAAATAAATAAAATTATTTTAATATGAAACTTAGACCATACCAAATAGAACTTTCGAACAAAGCAACTGAAATATTAAAAGAATTAAATATTGTTTACCTTGCAATGGAAGTAAGAACGGGCAAAACAGCTACTGCTTTAACGATTGCAAATAACATTAACGCTAAATCAGTTTTATTCTTAACCAAAAAGAAGGCTATACAATCAATTCTAAACGATTTTAAGGCTTTAAATTATAATTATGAACTAACTGTTATAAATAACGAAAGTGTTCATTTAAACAATGGTGTTTACGATTTAGTTATAAGCGATGAGCATCATAGAAACGGAGCATTTCCAAAACCTAACAATGGTACTAAATTAATTAAGTCTAAGTTTGGACATTTGCCAATGATTTTTTTAAGTGGCACACCAACTCCAGAAAGTTACTCACAAATTTATCATCAATTTTGGCTATCTAATTACTCACCATTTAAACTTTATGTTAATTTTTATAAATGGTCAAAGGATTTTGTTAATGTTACAAAGAAACATTTAGGATATGCTGAGGTTAATGATTACACAGATGCAAATCAAACGTTAATTAAAACGTTTACTGATAGATATATGATTACTTT